GAAAAAGCCCAATATTCTTATTGGTTTGGATAATATCCAAAGAAAACCACAAGATGAGGAGAACTTAAATACTTTGTTTTACAAAATGTTCACTTCAACTGGTGGATCCGAAGTATTAAAATATCTCAAATCTTTAACTATAGATGCAGTAGCTGGTCCAGAAATATCAAATGAATCGCTAAGACATCTAGAGGGACAAAGATATCTTGTTGGTCTTATACAAAGACGTACTAACAAAGGGTTAAGTCAAAATACTATAAAGGAGAAATCAAATGGCTGAAGAACAAGTAACACAAGAAGCAGTAGAAACTGCACCAGTAGATGATGTTTCACGTGAAACATCTGATGTACCTATACCTGAACGACCAGAACATATCCCAGAAAAATTTTGGGATGCTGATACTGGTGAAGTAAAACTAGACGATTTAGCTAAGTCTTATATCAATCTAGAAAAGTTTTCTACAGGTAAAAAGGATGAAATGAGAGACCAATTGCTTACTGAATTACAAGCAGAAGCAACAGAGGGGCTTCCAGAAGATCCATCAGGTTATAAATTACCTCCACTTGTAGAGGGAATAACTGAAGAAATGGTAGAAGAAAACCCATTAACTGGCTGGTGGAGAGACCATTGTCATGATTTAGGTATGCCTGAAGAAGTATTTCAAACAGGTGTAGAAAAATATGTAGACATGATGGTAGGAGGACAGCCTAATTTAGAAGCTGAAGCTGAAAAACTAGGTGAAAATGCTAGAGAAAGACTAGATGCTGTAACAGCATTTGCTCAATCTACATTTCCGCCAGAAGAATTTGAGGTAATCTCAGCTACATTAGGTCAGTCAGCATTGGGGGTTCAGGCACTAGAAAGAATGCAAGATGCTATGAGAAGTAGTATTTCTAGGTCAGAACAAGTAGCTCAACCTGATAGAGCATTATCTGTAGATGATGTAAAAAATATGATGAAAGATCCAAAATATTTTGATCCAAGATACAGAGATGCTAGTTTCGTCAAAAGAGTTGACGATATGTGGGCTAGACTGAATGCAACAGGACAAATCTAGACTGTATGTAGAAAAAGGCACACCTACTCATGCGTTTGAATTAGCTGAAAAGTTAAGGAAACAAGACATAGAGGAGTGTGCCTTAGCTGGAAATACACCTACACAATCATTAGTAAACCCTTTTAGGTATCGTAGAGATAACGTAAATACCTATACAATTCTTAAAAATGATGAAGTAGTAGCTATGTTCGGAGCAGTTTCTACAGCAAATAACTTAAAAAAAGGTACAGTTTGGTTTCTTGCATCAGATAAAATTGATGATGATTGGAAATACTTTACAAAAAGAACCAAAAAGTGGGCTAATTATTTCTTATCTGACTATGAATTTGTATATAACTTTGTACCTGAATCTAATAAAACAACAATTAAATGGCTTAAATGGTTAGGTTTTACATTTTCTGATAAGGAAATTGTTGTCAGAGGTGTAAAAGTATTGTATTTTTACAAGTATATACAAGGGGTATATAAAGATATACAGCCCATATTAGATGACATCGGTCCTGTTTGGATAACCGATCTAAGCTAAAGATGGACAACTGTGGTAAATAACTAACGGAGACTTAATATGGCAACGCAAATTTCTAACGCTTTATTAAGCAGTTTGAAGCAGAAGTCCACATGGCTTACCAAAGGATGGGTTCCAAATTGCGTAATACAGTAAGAAATACAAACAATGTCACAGGTAACCAAGCAAGATTCCAAAAAGTTGGTAAAGGTTCTGCGTCTACTAAATCTAGACATGGACAAGTCAACACAATGGAAGTAACACATTCTACAGTAGATGTTACATTAAGTGACTTCTATGCTGCCGACTATGTTGATAGCTTAGATGAACTTAAAACAAACATCGATGAGAGACAAGTGTTAGCACAATCTGCTGCGGCTGCTCTGGGACGTAAAATGGATCAATTAATTATCGATGTACTCGATGCTGGTTCTAACTCAAACAACGTGGTTCATGGTTCAGCTGCTTTAACATTGGCTAAAGCACTAACAGTATATGAAGCATTTGGTGAGGCAGATGTACCAGATGACGGACAAAGATACTTTGTTGTATCACCTGCTGGTTGGGCAGATTTACTACAAATCGACCAATTCAGTAGATCAGAATATGTAGGAGAAGCTGACTTACCTTATGCTGGTGGAATGACCGCTAAGAGATGGCTTGGTTTCTTATGGTTTACTCATTCTGGACTATCTATTTCTAGTACAACTAGGGACTGTCATGCATACCACAGCTCGTCTGTAGGTCTTGCTACTGGTTCTGATGTACGTACAGAAATGAACTATGTACCAGAAAAAGTAAGTAATTTAATAACATCATACTTTAGTGCAGGAGCTGTCATGATTGACAACGATGGTGCTATTGAATGTCAAATAACTGAATAAGGAGGTTAACGATGGCTTTAGATGCAACAAATCTTAAAAAGATAGCTGGGGCAGGCGATCAGAATCTCTTTGTTTATAAGAGTACTGATGCTGTAGCAACAGTTGCTGGTTCGGGTTATTTTAATGACTCAACAGATGACTTAAAGCAGTTTGATATTATCTTAGTTGTAGGTTCCACAGGTGGTACTGCAACTGTAGATGTGTTAATTGTTTCATCTGCAACAGGTGCTACAACTGTAACATGCACTAACGGAACATAATGTTCAGGGGGCAGTTAACTCATTTTCTGCCCCCATTTAGTTATGACAGATAGCAAATTTGACATATGTAGTAGGGCTTTAGTACTAGTAAGTGCTAATACTATTACGTCATTTAATGACAACAACACAGAATCCAAAGTTGCAAATCAACTATACGAATCTACATTAAAGAATTTATTGACCAGATGTCGTTGGAGATTTGCTGCAAAACAACAACAATTATCTAGAGATACTACAGCACCGACAGCAAGATATGACGCAAAATATCCTTTACCTGCTGATGCTTTAGTAATTAATACAATAACAATATCAGATAGTGTTATCACATATGATCGCTATGAAAATGATATTTATTGTGATGCAACATCTACAGATGTTGTAGTGGCTGACTATACCTTTAGACCGAATGAAGCGGACTTTCCCCCTTATTTTACACAAGCTTTGGTATTTGAACTGGCATCTTTATTTGCTGGAGCAGTAGCAAGGAATGATAGCTTATCTCAACTTTACCAAAACAGAGCAGTAGTAGCGATGGCACAAGCAAAATCGCAAGATTCACAAGCTCAAACAACACGTAGAGTAGATGTTGATAGATTTAGAAATAGGAGAAATACTGGAGCTACAACGGTCAAAGCTACAGTACAGTCATAGATGGGAATAGCAAGAGTACATCAATCAAACTTTAATCGAGGAGAAGTAGATCCGAACTTAATCTCACGTAACGATTTAAACAGTTATGGAGCATCACTTGATAAAGCTAGAAATGTAATAGTAAATAATCAAGGACCTGTAGAACGTAGACCAGGAACAGTCTTTAGAGCAGATTTAGGAGCAACTACAAGGTTAGAATCTTTTATATTTAGCAGTGAACAAGAATATATATTTGCATTTCAAAATACATCATTAAAAATATATTCAACAAATGGCACATTACTACAAACAATAACTGGTTGTAGCTGGACAACTTCTCAACTCTTTGAATTAAATTTTACACAGCAAGGCGATACAATGATTGTTGTACATGAAACATTCATGCCACAACTTATTAAAAGAACAGGTGCTACTACGTTTGCAAAAAGCACATTTGCATTTGATTCAAGCATAGACGGATTTAGAATATATCAACCATATTATAAGTTTGCAGATTCATCAGTTACATTAGATTGCAGTAGCTTTACAGCTGGTACTGGGCTTACTGTAACAGCTAGTACATCATATTTTACGTCAGACTATGTAGGCACTACATTAGAGATATATGGCTCTGAAGCAACTATAACAGGATATACAAACGCAACAACAGTTACAGTAACGTTAAAACAAGACTTGAGTGTTGAATTAGATCCAGATCCATTAGCTACACAACAAGGTTCAAAAGTAATAAAAGTAACACACGTTGCTCATGGATTACAGAATAACTCATCAGTTACAATATCAGGGTGTGAAGATATATTTGATGCTGATGGTAATGGTATTGTAAGTGCAGCTTTAAATGGAACATTTAGTGTTACAGGTATTAGATGACGATCATTATGAATATACAACTCCAACTGTTGCAAATGGTACTATTGTAAGCGCTGCTCCAGAATCTGTAGATGGTGGTGGTGCTAGGGTAGTTGTAAAAACACATGCACCTACCAGAGACTGGAAAGAACAAGTATTATCTGATGTACATGGTTATCCAAAAGCAATAGCATTTCATGAACAAAGACTTTATCTAGCAGGTGTAACCAATATACCTGACTTGATAGCAGGATCTAAAATATCAGACTTTTTTAACTTTGATATAGGTGAGGGTGAAGATGCAGATTCTATACAAATACAAATTGCATCAAATGAAATTAATGAAATAAGACATTTAGTATCTGGTAAAGTACTCGAAGTATTAACTAATACAGCTGAGTTTTATTTAAAACCACCAGTAGGAAAACCAGTAACACCATCAGATATACAAGTTGTTAGACAATCTAGTCTTGGAACACAAAGAAAGGCAACACCTAGATTGTTTGATGGAGCTACAGTATTTGTACAAAACAATGGAAAAACAGTAAGAGAGTATTTATTTAGCTCATCATTAGAAGAGTTTTCAGCTGGTGCTATTAGCATTGAATCAGCTCATTTAATAGATTCGCCAGTAGATAGTGGTAGAATCACAGCATTAGGCAATAAACCAGAACAATTTTATTTTCTTGTTAATGCAGATGGCACATTAGCTGTTTATTCATCACAAAGAATACAAAAAATATTAGGTTGGTTTCTTTGGGAGACTGACGGAGTTATTGAATCAATTACAACAACAACAGATTTTATTTATGTATCAGTAAAAAGAACTATTAATTCAGCAACAGTCTATTACTTAGAGCAGTTTGCAACGACAGTATTTGATGTACCAACTGATATGACAACAACCAAAATAATATCTGGGAGTTACCAACCTCATGGTTCTCCACTAACCAATGGGACAGTTAGTAGCTCCTCGACATTCATTATTGATGGCTGTACAGCAGCGCCTAATGTTGGTGAAACATTTCAGTTTGCAGGTACAGGTACAGTACATACAATACAGTCTGTAACAGCTACAGGTAACAGTAACGAATATACGATAGCTATTGATTCTGCTGTATCACAATCAGATGGAGTAGCACTACAGTTTGTAACTAGCAGAACATTTACAGGATTAAACAGTACACCTGATATGCGTGGCAAAACAGTACATGCAACTTCTGGATCGAGTGAGGGTGCGGACATATACTACTATGGCAGTGCTACAGTAGACAGTAATGGTGTAGCAGTATTTGACATACCAGCTAGTGGAATAGATATAGGACTATCAAATGAATTGCAAATCAAAACATTACCAGTAGAACCACAAATAAGAACATCTGGAGGTTCAACTACATTAACTGCATATCCAAGAAAGATTTCTAAAGCTACTATTGAGTTAAATAATAGCTATAATATCAAACTAAACAATAACGATATTATGCTTAATAACGTTGAAAACATTAACAATTCTGGAATTGTGGATAGTTTTACAGGTAAAGTAAACGTTCATTTGTTAGGATATGATAATGAACCATTTATTGAGATAACCCAATCGGTTCCATTACCGCTTAGAGTATTAGGTATTACATCGGAGGTATATTATTAATGTGTGATCCAGTTACATTATCTATAGGAGCAGGTGCTGCATCATCTTATGGTACCGCAGCATATTTAGGAGGTGTAACTGCTGCTAATCTTGGTACAGTTATTTCAGTAGGAGCTACTATTGGCTCTGGAACATTAAGTTTATTATCACAACAACAAGCATCGAAGATTGAAAAAGCTAAATACGAAGCACAAAAACAACGTTATAAACAAGAAGCAAGAGATAATTATCTTCAAGATATTAAAGATGCTAATTCTGTAAAAACAAATTACATGAAACAATATCAAAAATCACTAGCTTCAATAGCAAAATCAGGAGGAACGTTAGACTCACCTAGTTACAGATCCATATTGGAATCTAGTAAAGATGCATTAAGACGTGATTTAGATAACTTATCACTAAGTGGTTTAGAAAAAAGAATGAAAAACACAGCACTTATACAAGAAGCTGAATTAGCAAAACAAGCTGTCAATCCATTAGGTGGTATGGCAGAAACTGTGGTAACTGCTGGTCTTAGAACTAGAGAACTATTAGACGAGAAAGGATAATGGCAATAAAAAAGTACGAACAACAAACTAGATTTGTAAATGAAATAGGAGTAAACAGAGGTGCTGGTTTTACTACGGCAGCTAATGAATTTAAGAATCGAGCTACCGCATTTGATAATATTCTAGATGCAGTATCATCAACAGAAATAAAACGACTTAAACAAGAGGGTGCTTTAAAGGGTGAAAAAGCTGCTGAAACAATTCCATATGTACAACAAACAGTTTCTACAGATGAAAGAGGTATAAAAAAAGAATATACAATATACAAAAGACCAGAAATACCTGAATACTTAACAGGCAAAACAGCTAGAGCAACATTCGATGCAGTATTTACCAGAAGATTTAAAAGAGATTCGGTAGATACATTAAGAAACATTGTCAATAGTATTGCTGAATCAGCAATTAGTAACGGTGCAGATCCAGAAGTTTATGAAATGGAAGCAGATGGCAGAGTAATACCAATACTAAATGAATATTCTCCAGAGTTTAGAGAAGTTATGCAAATAGAATATCAAAAAATAAAAGATGACAGAGGTGTTTATGTAGCTAGTAAATATAACGATGCTGTTATGAAAAATAATATGGAAGATTTTAAAGCTGAAGTAAATGAATTTGATATTTTAAGACAAACCAGACTATCACAAGGTAAAACAATTACAGATGGAGATTATGAAAATGTATTTAATTCATTAGAACTTACTAATATTGTTAATAAAGAAAGAAAGAAAAACATGCTCAAAGAAGAAACTCAAGCAATGCAAAACTTTTTTGGTAAGTTTAATTCTTACATAGAATCAGGTGTTGCTTCTAAATCAATACAAGGTATTAATTCTACTAAATTATTAAGTTTGATAAAAAATCCGACATTAAAACAAGTAACATTAAAAGATGGAACAGTAGTAACACAAGAACAAATGACTAATATTGCTGGTAATCATAGAAAAAAACTAGAAAACATATTAACTAATTATAAAGAAGTCTATGGATCAGATGTTTCTAAACAAAATAATTCGTTAATATTTGCTGACTCATTAGATAAAGCGTTTGAATCAGACAATACTTTTCCTGTAACACAGTTTCATTCATTAACCAATCCACAAAAAGTAAAAGCATTTGACCAAGAATCATTTGACTTAGAATACAAAAGATATGCAAAAACAAACAACATAGATCCTAGTGATGCAAAAACTAAAAGCAGGGTTATGCTAGAAAAGTTGAATATGCTTAATCCAAAGATAATGAATGCAGTCAAAAGCAATTTAAAACTTGGAAGTATTAATCCAGAAATGCTAGCACCAATAAATGATATTGGTTCTTTTATAGATTCCAAAGGAGGAGCGGGTAATGTTGATTTTTTAAACGAAGAAGAACAAACTGAAGTTATTTTAATAAATGATATATATGTAAAAAATAATTATGATGCTGATGAAACTGTTAAAGAATATATGTCATATAAAGAAATGGACGCAAACGAAAAACTTAGTAATGTAATTGAAAGATTAGGTAAAACTAGACAAAATATAAACACATACTTAACAAATAAAGTTAGAGATGTATTAGGCAGTAAAGTTAAAATTAGTTCTGTAGATATACAGTTTGTAAACTCAGTACAAAGAAAACTTCAATATGAATTATTAAATGGTAATCCAGCTAGGTCAGATAATGATTTAGATTCATTAATACAAAAACTAGCAGGAATTACTTATACAACATCACCTATAGATAGTTATCAGTTTGGAATTAGTAATATTACAGGTTCTGATACTTTAACATTACTATCTGATAACTATGCTTCTGAAAACATTAAAGTTGTAGCTCAACCATTCGAACATTTTTATGGTGTAGGGACTTCATGATATTGAAATGTATAACTTTACTACAGATGATTTAGAAGATGACAATAGATTAAGACAAACATTTATAGCAGATATACAAAAAAAAGCTTTCATACCCAATCCTCTTAGCACCAAAAAAATAGATATATATCAGGATTACTTTAAAAAGAAAATGAAAGGAGCAGTCCTCGATAATGGAGAAGCATTAGGTACAAAATATCAAAGAATGCAAAATGTATTTGAAGATGGAACACTGCAAGTAGTTCCGCTTTTAGGAGGATACACAAGACCTGGTCAACCACCTAACTACAGGTTAGTACATGTAGATAGTAATGGAGATAAAAGAGATGTTTTAAATCCTGATACATTTGAAGAAATTATTTTAGATAAAGAAGAATTAAATGAAATTAAAATGAATTACATTACTCAAGAAATAATAGACCAAGATGGCTAATCCATACAATAGTTCAAATAAAGCTACTCAACAATCTTTTTGGCAAGACACACAAGATGTTATAAATCATAGTTGGTATGGTCAATATGTACAAAAAGAAGATTTAATATATCAGTTAGGAGTTAATACTGACTATAAAGATAATGACTATGATTGGAAACAAAACAATGATGGTTATCAAGAACAAACAGAATGGATGGCAGAGCAATCAATACTAAACAAAGAACATCATGATGCTCTTAAACTGCATATAGACTTAAATAAAGAACGTGCATTACGTATGGGTAATACAGATAGAATATGGGGACCAGCACTACTTGGCTCTTTATTCGATCCATTAACTTATACACCTATACCTTTTGTAAAAGGATTAGGCTTTACAAAAGCATTTGTTAGAGGTGGAGCTATATCAGCAGGTTCAGTAGGAGCTACAGAGATAGTAAGACATAACTACGATCCACTAGCTACTAATGAACAAACCATAGCTTATGTATCTTCTGCTGGTTTATTTGGTGGTATTTTTTCTGGTATCCCTGCTGTATACAGAGCAGGTGTTAAAGCAAAACAAGAAAGAGCATCTAAGTTTCAAGCTAAATCTGAAAGAGAAACATTAGATTTTTATATGGAAAAACACAACGAAATTGAAGGTGGTATACCACTTGATTTTAGTATTGATGGAAAAACTATTAAGCGCGGATACACAGGACATACAAAAACATACAATACAAAAACTGGAGATAAAACTACTGTAGATCCAGCAGATATTATGACATCTGTAATGGCTAATAATAAAAGAAAAGTTTCAGAAGACTTAATAGAATACAATCCAGTTAAATATTATCTAAAAGATGGTGAAGAATTTATAGATATTGATGAAGTATTTATAAAAAATCAATTCGTTAAATTTAAAAACGGAGAAGCTATAGATGGTATACCAGATCAATTAAGAACAGTAATTAAAAATGAGAATGATTTTGTAAACTTTTTTATCAAAAAAGAAATTATAAGAGAAACAGACAACACATGGAAGATAGGAAAAAATTATAAAGCAAACGAAGAAAGATTAAGCACAGCTACAGCAGCAGAAATAATAGAAGTAGGACTAACTGACTTTAGTGTAGAATCTGGTAATGTACCTATACTGTCTTTTTTATCAGAACAGTTAGACAAAACAACACCTCTTGGTCGTGTTAGTAAACTATTTAGAAAAAATAATAAAGTTTATCAAAAGTTAAATAAAAGCATACATTTATTAGTAGGTGATTATGGTGTAAAACATAGGTTTGCTAAACGAGGTATAGCTATAAATCGTTCAGTATTACTTAATAGAGATATTAAATGGGGACACGCAACTAATACTTTAAGGATAGATTTAGATAAAGCATACAATTTGTATGTTACTGGCAGCAGAAGTCAAGATGCGTCAGTATCTAATCCACTTCTCGGAACTGCATTAGACTTAGTTAACAAAGAACAAAACAATAAAGCAATATTAAAAGATGCAGGTATACAGCTTAATAGAAAAATAAACCCTAACGATCAACTTAATACTGAAATAACTAGAAAAGAGTTTCAAAGTTTAATTAGTAAATTACAAGCAGATGATGTTAGATATCAAAAAGCATTAGAAAATGCTCCTACACCAGAAGCAAGAGAAGCACTAGAAAACGGAGTAAGAAGTATAAGACAGTTTTACAAAGAGTTTGATGATGAAATGGTCAAACTAGAAATGAAACCAACTAAACAAAAAATAGAAAAACTAAGACAAGAAAAAAAAGACAAGATAAAACAATTACAAATTAAAGAAAAAAATGCAACTTCAAAAGAAAAACAACAAATATATTCAAGACTTAAAAATGAATACAAAGATGATGTGATAGAAGCAGATGCAATGTTAGAAGAAATAGATACAATGGCACCTGCAAACGAAAAAGCACACAACTATTTTCATAGGATGTGGGATATAGAAAACATCATGAAAAATGAAGAAGCATTTAAAAACAGATTATATCAAGCATTTGAAGATAGTATTGATTTCTCAAAAATAAAACTAAAGAAGAATCAAACACAAGACCAATACCTAGTAGATAGAGTAGAAGAAGCATTTGATAATATTATTGGACATGAATCTTCATTTAGCGACAGTATGAATATTGTTGAATATGCTGGTAAAAAAAGAATTAGACCATTGATGCACAGATCAATAGAAGTTCCTAATTCATTCTTTATGGATGTAGATGGAGTAGATTACATATTGACAGACAGTTTAGGTATTGCAATGCATTACAAAAACAACATGGGTACTGCAATAGAAATGACCAGAGAGTTTGGTGATAGAAATGGTAGAAAACTTAGACGTGATTTAGAAGAATTAATAGCTGATGAAATAGATATAAAAGATGAGGGCGGTCTTATTAAAGGCACAGCAACAGAGTTAAAAAGAAAAATTACTGGTAAAGGTCCAGATACATTAGGTGACTTAAATACTGTATTAAATACATTTGAAGATACTGTAATGCAAATGTATGGAGTTAATAATACATTAGATCCGATGTCATATAACAAAAGATTTGTTGAAGCACTTAAGAATGCAACATCATTATCTACAATGGGTTCTGTATTACCTACATCTCTTACTGAAATAGCTAGACCTGTTGTCGTTCATGGCTTTGCAAAAATAGGATTAATGGGAGCTGGTGGAGATTTAGGTAAAGCATATCGCTCCTTATCTACTGAAGTTATGGAACAAGTTAGAGACCAAGCTAGTTGGATATATACTCATATGGAATTGCAAATGCAAGGTGGTGCTATGGAAAGATTTGTTGCTAATGATTTAGGAGCAACATCTCAAGTAGGAATATTTTCTGGTGTATCTAATTTTTTAAGGTCAGCACAAAAACCATTTTATTATTTAAATGGATTAACACCTTATACCATTGCAATGAAAAGGTTTTCTGCTGGTGTATCTGTTCATAGATTTATAGAAGATTCAATTAGTTTAGCTAATGGAACTATTAACAAAGAGGGAGCAGAAAGACTAGCTAGTCATGGTATAAATAAACGTACTGCTAATATGATTAAAAAACTATCTGATGATGGTGTTATTGAAACAGTATCTAAAGATGGAAGAATGCCACTCTATCTGGCTAATGCTGGTATGTGGGGAAAAACCAAAGGTGGTCGTGAAGCTGCAAGAATACTTAGGATGGCTGTTAGATCAGATGTAGAAAGAACAATTATAACACCAAATCTTACAGATAAATTTAATATGATGCATGGTGTTATTAGAATAAATAACGACAAAGTAGCAGACTTTTTAACTAGCAGTAAAGGAGCTAGATTTTTTGCAAAAGCAATGGGCGGTGGACAGTTTGTTAAAACTGCACGTGGAGCTAAATTTGAAAATGCTTGGTTGACTATGCCATTACAGTTTTATTCGTGGGTAGTTGCAGCACAAAGAAAATTACTTATGTCAGGATTATCTGGACGAGATAAAGCATTTATATCAGGCAGTATGTATGCCATGTTATGGGCTGATTTTGGTAATAAAATAAAAAATCCATATCATAGTGATAAAGAATACGAAGAAAGACTGCTTTTAGCTTTTGAAAATAGTGGAGTTGCAGCAGGATTTAGTGATATAAATAGGATGGTAGAAAGTGTTACTAGCGCAGAGCATGGAATTAGACCATATACAGGTATGGAACAGCCATATGGAGAGCCAGAAGCCCATGATGCTTATAAGGTACTTCTTGGTGCAGGACCTAGCAATGTGTTAGACTTATATAAGGCATTTGATACAGGTACAGAATATGACCAAAAATATGCAATTAGGAGGATGTTACCTTTACAAAATTTATGGTGGTTTAAATGGGCAACAAGAATGTTAACAGACGAGGCACATCCATATGATCCTATTATTGAACCATTATTGGATATAGAAAGAAGATGACAATAGTAACAGCAAAAAACACTCCTAGAGTGACATATACAGCAACAGCGAATCAAACAGCTTTTACCATACCGTTTGAGTTTTTTACCACAAGTGACATAAAAGTATATAATGGTACGAGTTTACTTACGTATAATGCAAGTCCAAGCTCAACATCCCAGTATTCTATTACTGGTACTGCTTCTGCTAGTGATAGTGCTTTTGAGTTTGGTTCTGGCGGTACTGTTACTCTCGGTAGTACTGGGGCTAGTGTTGGCGATATCATCACTATTATTCGTGATATTTCCATAGAAAGAACAACAGATTTTCCAGTATCTGGATCGTTTGATGTAACTTCCCTTAACACAGATTTAGATAAAATATATGCAAAATTAGCTGATATTGACCAACAGTCAGATAGATCAGTTAAATTATTAGATACAGATTCAATATCTGCAACAGTAACACTACCTGCAAAAGCAAGTAGAGCATCTAAAGTAATGACATTTACATCCGATGGTGATGTAGAAACTACCATAAACTCTGTAGATGTAACCACAATTGCTGGAATATCTAGCGATGTAACTACTGTATCTGGTATTGCTAGCAATGTTACATCTGTTGCTAGTAATTCAAGTAATATAAATACAGTAGCTGGAGCTATTTCTAATGTAAATACTGTAGGAGGCATATCTTCTGATGTAACAACAGTAGCTGGCATTTCATCAAATGTAACTACTGTAGCTGGTAAAGCCTCACTCATTACATCTGACTTTGTAGCTGATATGTCATTGGTTACTTCTGATTTTGTAACAGATATGAATTTAGTTACAGCAGACTTTATATCTGATGTTAATACACTTAGCAACTACAGATATTGTTAATGACCTGAACTTATTAGCAACCTCTGACTTTGTATCAGATTTAAATCAGTTAGCAACAAGCGATTTTGTAAGTGATTTAAATGCTCTTGAGGCAATAAAAGCTAATGTTACATCTGTAGCTAACAACGAATCTAATATTAATGCAGCAGTTAGTAACGCTTCTAATATAAATTCAGCAGTATCAAATGCAAGTAACATTAATAGTGTTGCTGGTAACTCTACAAATATAAATGCAGTTGCTGGAAATGAAACAAACATTAATGCAGTAAACAGCAATGCATCTAATATAAATACTGTAGCTGGTGCTAATTCAAATATTACAACAGTTGCAGGAAGTATTAGTAATGTTAATACTGTTGCAACAAATTTAAGTGGTGTTAATGATTTTGCAGACAGATACAGAGTAGTAACATCAGATCCATCATCAAATAACGATTCTGGAGACTTAATATATAACACGACATCTAACTCGCTTAAGGTTTATACAGGTAGTACGTTTGCAACTATTAATACATCTGGTGGACTTTCAAATATATCTGAAGATACAACACCACAATTAGGTGGTAACTTAGATGCTGACTCAAACAACATAACAAACTTAGGCACAGTAAATACACATACAATTCCAGGTGGTACAGGCACATTTGCACTTACATCTGATTTAACATTTACTACATCATCAACAGATACCTTAACGAATAAAACAATAAACACCGCATCTAATACTATTACTATAGTAGAAGCAGATATATCGGATCTTGGATCATATATAACTGCTAGCTCAACAGATACATTAACTAATAAATCTGGAAACGTAAGTATGTTTACCAATGATTCAGCTTACATTACAGCTTCATCATCAGACACGCTTACCAATAAAGCAGGAAGCAACAGTCAATGGACTAACGATGCAGGATATATTACAGCTTCATCAACAAATACACTTACCAATAAATCAGGCAACATATCTCAGTGGACTAATGATTCAGGTTATATAACAGGTGTAACTGCTGGTACTGGTATAGATGTATCAGGAACAACTATAAGTATTGAAGCTGATTTAAGAGAGGGTGGTACTACTTCTGATAGATATTGGGGTAATACTCACGATTATGTTTTTGCTGATGCATCTCATGGTTTGCGTTTCTATACTGCTGGTGCTGAAGAAATGCGATTAGAAGATGATGGCGACTTACATGTAGATGGAGATGTTATTGCTTTCTCAACTACAGTTTCTGATGTTGCATTAAAGTCTGATATACAAATGATACCTAATGCACTAGACAAGATAGATGAAGTCAGAGGTGTTACATTTACAAGACACAATGGACAGAAGTCAGCAGGTATTATTGCACAAGAATTAGAAAAAGTTTTACCAGAAGCAGTCAGGGAAAAAACCCTTAAACTTGTAGATGGAAAAACCTACAAGACAGTAGAGTATGACGCAATTCATGGACTTTTAATTAACTGTATAAAAGAGTTAAAAGATCAAATTAAGGAATTGAAAGATGGCTTTACAAAGTAGTGGTCAAATAAAACTAAGTGAAATAGCTACAGAATTTGGTGGCACAGCACCACATTCAATGTCAGAGTATTATGCTGGTGGTACTAATGTTCCATCTGGAACAGGTAGCATACCTACATCAGGTGAGATACAACTAGCAGCAGACTTTTATGGCACAGCTGCATCAACTGTTGCTCTAAATGCAACAATAACTATTGGTACAGTGAATCAAAAAATTAGTAGCACAGATAGATATGGCTTTTTATCAAGTCAAAATGTTCAAGAAAATACAAGTAATTATGGAAGTATTAACAATAGTACATTTACAGCAACAGGTAGCTCAAATACAGTCACGATAGTCCAAGCATATTTTGCTGATAGTACAACAAATGCAAATTTTGTTGATTCTTGGAAATTTACATTTACAGGAATAGCAGGTGATGTGTATAGTCATCCTCACCCTATATTTTCTCATATCTTGATAGGTAATCACCAACTAAATTACAGCTCATTTTCTATTGCATTTAACACTAATGGTTTTACAAATTTTAGTATAAACTTGCCAAATAATAGTCAAACTAACTATATGGGTACGAGTGGCACACAAACAATTCAGATAGTGTTATGAGTTATACATTTACAGAAGTAAACACTTTTCCAATAGATTCTACATTTGATTCTTTATATGCAGACAGTCTTGCAGATTTAGAAAGTGGAACAGTAGTATTTGATAGTGGATTTACAGCAGATGAAAAGAAAGCAAGAATAATAAAATTAATGAATGGGCAAAACTACCATGATATGAAAAATATTATTATAGCTAAAGATGAAACTATTTGTATGTATGTTCAAGGAAAGTATGTAGATAATACTTACACATGGGCAAATGCTTTAGTAGGCAGAATAAACAATAGTAAAGCATGGACATGGTCATCTGAATTTCATGAAGCAAACAAAGAGTGGATTCAATCATTAGGTGGTACTAAGTTTGCATTAGAGTGCATTAAAGATTCTAGAATTGATACCTACTTTACTGCTGGAACAAATGCTGGAGTGTTTTTAGGTACGCTTACTACAGAACACTTAGATGATAATATGAAAAAAATGACATGGGAGTATTAACAGGTCTTTATTGGTTTTTCTTAGCAACAGTTCCTTACTGTTTGTATGTTTTAACATGGGAACAATTATTAATATCTTATATTATGTTTTGGTTTTTGGGTGATTGTATACATGGATTATTCTTACATAGATATGCAGCACATAAATTATGGAATCCACCAGTCTGGTTACAAAATGTACTAACAATGTTTTCTGTAGGTAGTCTTACAGGAACACCAATAACATGGAGTGCTTGGCATAGAACTCATCATCACTATGCAGATACACCTAAAGATCCTCATAGCCCTAGATATTGTTCAGTACCTTACATGATATTTATGAGCTATTACCACTATGCTGAACCTAAAAGATGCATAGATTTATTTAGAAATAAGTTTGTAGCTCATGTAACTAAGCATATAGGAATCTATGCTTTATCTATTAACTTGATATTGTTGTCGTTACTAGGTTTAGACATGTACTTATATCTCTGGTTATTGCCAAGTGCTATGACTAATGCTATTACGAATTATGGGATTAACGTAATGTGCCATCAAGAAGATGGAATCAAGAATAGACCTATACTTTATCCTTTGATATTTAATGAAACACACCACAAAAATCACCATATCAAACCGCAACTTAGATATTATAATTTTGATATTTGGGTTTCTCTTATAACTTTGTTAGGATGGACTAATGAAAGAAGCAAGAAAGATACAGCTATTAGCATTACTTAATACAATAATAGCTATTACAGGTTCAATAATGTTTCCTGAATATATTATCTATGGGGTTGTTGCATGGTTTTTTGTCATGATATTTAGTGTCAATATTGCAATGCATAGGTTTGTATCTCATAGATCATTTGAAACTACACCATTTAAAACAAAATTATTAAAATATTTATCAATACCATGTGCATTTGGTAGTCCTCTATCATGGACAGCTATGCATAGATATCATCACAAACATAGTGGCGGTCCTAAAGATAACGAGGCACCTCACAATATTGGTTATGTTAGAGCATGGCTTACATTATATGATCCTATAACTGTGCCTAAAACTATGGTAAAAGATATATTGCAAGATAAAGATTACATGTTTATTACGCGTAACTATTGGAAGATGTTACTAGGTTATGCTTTTATACTATATTTAATAAACCCAATTCTAGGTATATTTGCATTTAGTTTTCCCGCAGCTTGTTGTTATCAGGCAGCTGGAGCATTTGCAGTCATACCTCATTCTAAAAAATTTGGTGGATATCTAGTAGTAGAACAAAGGAATCATGATACATCTTACAATAGTATACTAGCTAGTTTATTATCATGGGGTGAGGGTTGGCATAACTATCATCACACTAAGTCAAAGGACTATAGACATGGACACAAATGGTGGGAGTTAGATCCTCCTGCATTTTTTATAGAGAGAATATTTAAATGAAGCAGGTAACAAACACACAGATAATGGAACAACTCCATCAAATGGATAAAAGAATTATAAAGTTAGAAGAAAGAATGAACAAAGGTGTAGGAGCTGTATCAGTTATTGCATGGTTTGGAGGTATAGCTGCCATAGTTGGTGGTTATTTTTATAAATCATGATACCTATGGAGCTACTCTCAATGCTGACATCCACCATACTAGGTGGTGTGTTAAGCATTATGGCTCAACGTTCTAAAGACAGAGCCGAAGAACAAAAGATGCTCATGCAAAGAGCAGACTTTCAAGCACAACAGTTTGACAAAGCAAGAGAAGTAACCGATCAATTCACTAAGAATACTCGGCGATGGATTGCTTTGATGAGTGTGTTCGCCATACTCATTATTCCTAAACTGGCGCCATTTATAGATCCATCGCTACCGATTTATGTAGGATATGTTGAAACAGTTCAACAAGGTTTCTGGATATTTGGTTCTGATACTGACATGACACAGTGGCAACCACTATCTGGATTAGTAATAACACCATTAGATACTCATGTGGTTAGCTCAATCATAGGACTATACTTTGGTGGCTCATTAGTTAGGAGGTAGTATGGCTAAACTATGTGCAAAAGGTAAGGCGGCAGCCAAAAGAAAATTTAAAAAGTATCCATCAGCATATGCCAACATGTATGCAGCAGGTATTTGCTCTGGAAGAATCAAACCTAAAAAGAAAAAGTAATGGCTAAGAAAGGACTTAGAGAATGGGTTAATGAGAAGTGGGTTGACATAGCCAACAAAAGAAAAGATGGCTCATATCCACCATGTGGCAGAAGCAAAGGAGAAAAGAGAGGAAAGTATCCTAAGTGTGTACCACTATCTAAAGCTAGAAAGATGTCACCATCTCAAAGACTAGCAGCAGTCAAACGTAAACAATCAAAAGACAATTCATCTAAAGGTAAACCAGGATACGCGAGGACATAATGGTAGCAAAGAAATATCAAAACCCAGAGGGCGGACTGAACGCAGCAGGTAGAGCATACTTCAAACGTAAAGAGGGAGCTAATCTTAAACCACCAGTAACTGGTAAAGCAAAGAAAGGATCTAAAGACGCAGCTAGACGCAGAAGTTTTTGTGCCAGAATGTCTGGCATGAAAGGACCAATGAAAGACAGCAAGGGTAGACCGACACGTAAAGCATTAGCATTAAGAAAATGGAAATGTAGAAAATCATGATAAAAGACAACACATTAAAAAGATTGAGAAAGAAAATAAAGGAAGCTGAGATGGAAAAACGTATCAAAGCATATAAAGAAAGACAAAAGAAAAAGAAATCAATGACATGAATATTAGAATTACCATCGGTGCAATACTTACAATACTATTATTTGTATTGTTATATGGTATCGAAGAATCATTTTCAGATGTAACATCATCTGGAAGTACAACCAATACTCAGTCTAATAATGCTGGAAGTAACACCGCTATTACAGGTGGATATGAATCTAGTACGACTTATCAGTCTGGATCCAGCTCAAACTCTACTACAACTAATACAACAAATAATAGTACAAATGCTAAAACAGCTGTTAATGGCTCCTCAGCGCCCAGTATGAGCGTTTATGGACAGGATAGCTGTGTCATACCACTCGCGGCAGGATGGACTGTAATCGGTTTCTCAGGCTCATTTGGTAGCTATTTTAGAGACGATGAGTGTGAGAGGAGAAAAGCATCAGCTGTATTAGCCAAGCTAGGTATGAAAGTAGCATCAATATCTTTGATGTGTCAGGATGAAAATGTCTGGAAAGCAATGATGGATGCAGGAACACCATGTCCAATAGATGGATTGATAGGACAAAAAGCAAAAGCTAGATGGATAGAGATAGGAGGATTTTACCAACCTGAAGCTAATAAATGGAACGGCAAACCTATACCCTCTGGGATGATTAGTAGTGAAGAAGATTAGTTTATTAGGATTACTGCTCTCTCTAAACATATCACATGCTGACGTAACTGGCAATGTATTACCTCAACAATTCTTTAATAATAATCAAAATCATAATGGATGGACATGTAACGATCCATCTCATAATCATGGCAACAGTGTTATAGCAGCTTATCATGGTGATAGTATTGAAAGAGATGTAAGCTTGTCTGATTATTTAACAGAAGACCAAATTAAATATGGCTGGTCATCTACATTAGGTGCTGATATATGGCATTGGAATAATTTATCTAGCGAAACAGATATGATACAAACCATTACAGCTAGTGATGGAACAGTTACAGTACAGTCGAGAACAGTATCATTTGATGAAGTTACACCTTATCAAACATATACGTCTACTTATATAGAAAACATGAACAGTAATACTGATTATAATATTAATGTTAAATTTAATTTTAGAGAGAGTTCAGAGTCACAATACCACAGAGCAGTTGATCTAAAAAATCCTACTCTTTTTATAGATTACGAACCTAATCCAGTATTTCTAAACACTGCACAAGAAGAAGAAATAACATCAGCAGTAAGTAATATAGATGTAATAGATATTCCAGAATATCAAACAATAGAAGAATTTACAGTTCCAGAAATGAATATTGAATTAGAAACAATAGAGTTTACAGAATTACAATATAGTCCTGTAGCTGTAATAGAAGAAATTAATACAGGTGTTATAGATGTATTTTATATATCACCACCAGAAGAAATGGAGATAGAATATGACAATTCGCAGAACATCGAAGAAATCTCAACAGAAATCCAAGACTATCAAGAAGAAAGTTTTGACAACCAGAGAGGAAATGAAACTGAACAGACAGTCGCGATCCGAGAAGATGAATCTTTCACAACAAATGAACAAGAATCAGGAGTTGAAAGCAACGAAGATAGTATCGCAGGGAACAATACAGAACAAGGTGAAGTTATCACCAGAAACGAAAGCTCAGAACAAGTTGAAACAAGCGAGCAAGTTAGTGAAGAAAGTAGACAATCAGACTTTGGTGAAAGAAATGAATCAGAAAGCAGAGAAGATGAGGGAACAGTATCTGAAACAGCGAGAGTTGGAGATTCAGAACAGTCTCTGGAACAAGATAATACAGAAACTGAAACGTCTGTTTCGATTGACATAGCTGATATTGAAGCTCAAGTAAGTGAACGTCTTACATCTATCGATGCTCAACTTGTAGCTACTCAAACAATTATAGCAAATGCAATGACATCTCAATCTGTTGACAGTTATGCTTCAAAGAATAATAATATATTTATACAACCATCAATAGATGGAGGTAATATAGATGATTACATTGCAAGAGATTACTCAGATGCTAGACAATTATATGCGTCAGCTCAGTCACCATATCAAGACAGTATGGTTCAACGTAAAGAAAAGATTGATGAAGCAGTAAGCAATCGAATAAGAGCAGAAGAACATCTAAGGAGAATACGTGGATATTAAATTTATAGCAGGATTAGTAGGATTAGTAATAACTCTTGGCTCTCTTTTTGTATTTCAAGGTCAGTTAATACAAAGGATTGATGTGCTTGAATCACAATCTGCTCCAGATATTAAACCTCTGGAACAAGATATAGCTATAAACAAAGCTGAGATTGCAGTAATCAAAGCTAAGATTGATGAAATTAAAGCGCGTTCAGACAATCCATTGGGACAGTGAGTTCCTCCTCTGTCCCTTTGGAAACTAAAACTTAGTCCAATCGACATTCATCCCCGATTGGTTTTCCCATTCCTGAAGTAATTCTTCTTCTGAAATATTGTAAGTTCTTTCAAACCCTTTTCGTCCTAGACCATGATAACCCTCATGAGTTCTATGATGCTTGACGCATAAAGGCACACAACGTATCCCCCTTTGGGCGATGCCCTGTCCGCTTCTTAGGTGGTGTATTTCAGTGTGTGTTGTTTGTTTTTGTCCTAGTGTTTTACAGAGGATACAGCCATCTTCCTTTTGGCTTTCATATATCCTCTGCATTTCTTTTTTCTTATTCATTTACCAAACAAATCTTTTTGTTTTTCTTTGAAATAAGATCATTTTTAATCAAAGCATCAACTACTTTCCAGGCATGTGACCTACTAGATAACTTACAATGTTCAGTTATTTCCTTGTAGGTTGGGCTATAGCCACTGATATTGATATATCTTTTGATGTAGTTAAACACTTCTGTTTGTTGCCTAGTCATTAGAATGGTATGTCATCGTCTGAGGGAATATGGGGAGTCGAGTCAATTGATCCCTCAGACTTTTCTCTTACACTATCAAGCATAAGAATTTCACCACCAAATCCTACAACAATTTGAAATGTAGATTTGCCCTCGTATTCATCTTGTTCTAGTGAACCTTGAACATATACTTGCATACCTTTGGTTAATTTAGATTCAAGGTTCTCTACAATATTACTATTCCAGACAATGACATTCCACCATACAGTTTTCTTTTTGTCACCATAACCCTGATTAGTAGCAACAGATAGTCTCATATATCGTTTGCCATTACGTGTATCACCAGCGACTGGGGAATCCCCCAGTCTACCGATGACAGTTACTTGATTAAGATTTGCCATGTTTAATTATTGCCTCCATTTTATTTGTTGTCGGTTGTTTGAAATCATCTGCTTCTGATTCAGAGTACAGATATGCATGTGCATTGAGTAGTTTAAGTATGCATCTATCTACTGCTCTTTTCTCAGCCATTGCATATGGGTATGAGTTCATTGTGTTTTTGCTACTGCTTTCACCTAATGATTCGACTACTCTATCATTTGATTCAGCAATACATTTGACTACAACATCTGGACTAAAGTTAAGTACTTCTAGTTTCCATGTGTACTTTTCTTGAGCTGCAATCTTTTCTAATGCATTATGTTTTATAATCCATGTAGACTTTCCACCTCTAGCTAAATCCCAGAAGTCATTGCTATCAAGTTTGTATTGTTCTTTAAACTTTTTGATAAGGTCTTGTGTATAGTTACTCATTATTTAGTTCCTCCCTAATGCTTAACCTATTATTTTTGCTACGTTTGATGACAATGCCACCGCCTGTAACTTCGTACGCATCATCTGGAACAAGCTCCTTGATGGTGCCTTTTGCTTCATCATGTAACTTAACGTATGGTTTTGTTTCATGATATTGTTTTACTGCTTTCTTGTAGACTGTGTTGTTTGAGAAGTCTACTCTACGCATACCACTTAGTTTGATATCAGTAGGTGCTTTTACCTTAGCTCCAAACAAACTGTCCAGATGATTGCTAGGTAGTTTCTTTTCATTAACACAATCCCAAAAAATTGTTTCAACACTTTTCAATTGCATTTGATATGTTGGATCGCTAGTTATTATTGTAGATTCCCAACGTGCATTACCAAATATAACTGCAAGATGAATCATATCTGTATCGGTATGCATCATGTAGTGTTGTAGTTGTGGGTAGTAGTTTTGTGCTACTAACTCCATGCGATTACGTTCTGATGTGTGCTTACATTCTACTAATTGAATGTCTTTAGTAACACCATCAAGGTTAGATGCCATGAATCCCTCTGGTTTAACAATAACATTTCTTGTTATCTCAGTATTAAGCTCACGTTCTAACCATTGTATATTGATATGCTCTGTTGCTATACCAATTTGTACGCGTATGTTATCTGATAAATCTTCTGGATCCTGTTCATCAATCTTCTCAAGATACAAAGTATCCCATTGATTGCCAACAGTTTCCCAGTCTTGTTTATCAAGTCTATACAACAGTCGATTAGCATCAGATCCACCGATGTAATTGTTTCTGTCATATGTTTTTTCCTGTGTAGGAAAAGGTATTACATTTGTCATAGTTCCTCCTATGTATGTATTGTACTATTTTTGTTCTACTTTTGATAGCTTATATTTATTGAGTGAGTGGAAATGATTGATTGTTTTTATCAACCACTTCTTATGTACTTCATAGTATGGGTTACATATCTCAATAAAATCTTTAGGTAAAGGTAGTCTTGGATATGAATAAGAACACAATAGATTGTGTGCTGCATAGTCCAAGACAAATTGTGGATATACTTCAAGAATATCAAAGTAAGCATGCAAACCATATTCATCTGGAACCTTTACTTGAAACGTACTAGCCACACGTTCAAGGGTAAGTGCGATACCCTTGTGTGTAGCTTTATGCATTGTTTGAGCAAAGACATCTATCATTGCCATTGCTGATTCATCAATCTCCTTGTTTAATACGAAGTCGTTTGACTTTGCTATCAGCTTGTCCGCTATCTCTTGACTGCGCAACTCCAGAGATTCGACTCCTTCGATTCTGAATCTCTCTGGAACCTGTTGCAGAATGCCCTTTGCTTTCATTGGACTGTTTGTATTCAACGCAACGTCTGATCCACATTCTAAAACTTGCGTTCCAATCTGCTCTAGTCGCTCCATTGCTAAGGTAATAGTCGATAAATTTTTCTTGTTCATAATCTAGGTCCACTCCTGGATAGTTAGTTTGCATCTTCAAAAGAGTAGAAGCCGATGGCTCCCACTCCTCTGTCATTGGTTTTAGTTTACTCATTGTCCCTCCTGTTTAGCCAACGATTGTAGTAATCAATATCTTCTTGAAAGTTCCAGTCATCTGCAATACTTCCACGTGTTGCAAAGAATGTATCATCAAGCATATACTGCATAGCCATCCTTGAATAGAATGGCTTGTAGTTATTATTGATTTTGAATTGGTCACCTACAGTATCTAGATCCACATGATATCTTATGACATTCAATATGATTTCAATACTGTAGTGACTACGACCTTTATTCTTTTGTTTATATGCATATGCAAGTACCATATCAAACACTCTAGGATTGTTTCTATGAAACTTACTGAAGTTATCAATCGACATCACGATTACACTCCTCGTGCATTTCATCTGCACGTGTCATCAACTAGACATTCAATATCAGCACCTATATTCAATAACATTTACGTATATGCAGATATGCATCACGTTGACCTTGATTGTATGACAAGTCGCATCTTGTTCCACTGTCCATTGACGAATTTTTGTATCCATCTGGTAAACTATCAACAGCATTTTTATAACAATCGTTTGTGTAGTCTCTGTATTGTCGTGTAACAGCTGATGCTGCCATGAGATCGTACAAGCTCATGGTTTTTATTTTCTCTCTCTTTCTCATTATTGTTCCTCCTAATGATAGGGTAGACTTTATTGCCTACCCTGTTCTATTATTGTACTACCTTTGTACTATTTAAGATAGCCCTTTGTCATCCAAGATTGCACATGAATAGCACTAAGCCAATCAGATACCTTTGGAATGTAGCCACAATCTTCAGTGATATGCCTCTCGGCTATCAATCTGACTGGGACTTTACGTCCATCACTATTAGTTATCGTAGTGCCGAACACTTGTTCACACATAAAGCAACCCTCAGTGTGATGTCGTAAAGCCCTGTGTGTTACAGTAGCTATGTGTTTTTTACTGTCATCAAACCAATCATGAATGGGTTGGTAATCCTCTGGAACTCCTCCCCATTTCTTGACTGATGACAGTGCATGATAGTAACAGTTAGCCATTCTTAACTACCTCACTATCAAGTTCTTCAAACTCAAATGAATCTTCTTCTCTGTAATAAGTCTGACCTTCGATTTGAAGATGACCATCAACAAATGTAAATGTACCTGAGCCACCCTCATTGTTATACCAATCGATATTCTTAGCAGACATATACATACATACAAACTCATTAATGTACTCGTTCATATTGTATCGTTTATGTGAATTATCCCATTGCATTTGTGTATAAACATACAGTACTGCCGATGTTCTCTGGATCTAAATAAAATCTATGTAGAGCATCAGCTTTTTTAACAAGTCTTTTTGTATTCTTTGCTATCCCATCTCATATCATCAGTTATACCAACTTCTTTTCTAGTATCAGACCAGCTTGGTATCTCATCATCACTGACATATACAGGATCTTCTACGCATCCATCGTCACCACCTCCATTGAATTCAACAGTGAAATATTCAATCTTTTTTTCTTTCATTGTCTCAAAGAAGAATGGTAGGTGCTTCTCTCTAAACTCATTAGATTGACGTTCTCTACGTTCTTCCCATGTTTCTTCAGATAACATTGTTGTCATTTCTTGTGTCATTGTGTTCCTCTTTTGGTTTGTGCCTATCACATCTCAAACCCTAAGTAATAGGCACGGTTATATCTAAACGACATGTTTAGAATTCTATTTGTATTTGCTGTATGTGAGAGTTAGCAATTGTATCAATATTATCTAGTATAATCTTTGACCATTCTTCTCTCATTACTTTTTTATGTCCGAAGTAATGTTTGACATGATTCAAAGGTACACTCATGTATGATAATGTTGTTTCATTTGCTGGTATTACTATCTGTATTACATCTGGTAACTGTTCATGTACGATACATCCGCAAGTCTCAATGCCTGTCATACTCCAACTAACAGCTCGTATATCTACATAAATATCTGACTGAGGTATAGATTTGACTTGCTCAAGTGTGCATCGCATAGCTATACCTCGCCAGTTTACATAGACAATCCTATGTATTTTCATCAGCAACCATCACGTCTCATCTGAATGGTCAAACATTCTTGTAGACTTAGACCAGATGGAAACATCATGTCTCTTTCAATACCAAGTCCCATACCTACTGGTGTACTAGAAAGTTCATCAAGATCCACGTATCCATACTCAGCTTCTGTGATTACACATAAACCGTAAGCTACGTTAGTTTTTGGATTTAACTCAGACAGATACCAAGTACCTAATCCTACTGGATTGAATAGTTTAACTACACAATCAAATGATTTAGTTCCATCTTGTTGCTCATGATTCTTAATCATCTGAGTGCGTTGTTGTTTCGTTAGTAGTTTCATTATTATCTCCTAATGTTATGACAGTGAATTCCCATTCACCATCTTTATTGTTGTAATGCTCTGACTTGTAACCAAGTTGTTCCAGAACTTTTATAGTTTTATCAATAGCCATATCTATATCTCCTATTGTTGATGCTCAGGCACCTCTTTACTGTAATGCTTGAGCTTATAAAAAAAACTAGGGACTCCGAAGAATCCCTAGTCTTACAGTATTACTCAGCCATAGCTTGTAATGCTTGTTCTGCATCAGATATGCTCTGTTTTCTAGGATACTTATCCTCTATAAACTTTGAACATAAAGCCATAGCATGATAATCTTCTCTAGCTTCATTGAATTGCATAATGGCATCATTTGCAATCTCAACTCTAGAGTCAGATTGAGCAACCTTATTACGATTTACACTCTGGCTAAATAGTCTGCCAATACTTCTAATCAATTGGTCTCTCTTAGACGTCTGTGCAAACTTCTTAGTTTTGACATTCAAGATGCCACTGCATGAAGTATTGGCTAAGTTCTCAGCCATTATCAAAAGTTTCTTTGCTTTATTTTCTACATTTTTCATAGTTATCTCCTGTGGACGAAGCCACGATTATTAAACAAAAACAAGAGTAATATATATACTCTATGACCGCCCCGAGCATTAACAAATCATCAGAACAGAGAAGCACAGGTATCTATACATTTAGTTTATCTACATTGCATAAAGGATGTACGGAGTAGAATAGTATTGCCACACACAAGAGCAGTCTTTTGTAATGTGGATAAACTAATGCTACAACAGCGTCTTAGAGTATATATATTACACCACAGCGACAAAGTCGCTGGGGTAACACGGTCAAGGGACACGCAACAAAGGATTACAACAGTGTGTCACTTGACCAAGACCAATAATCAAATTACTATTTGCTTACCAGTAAACACAAAAAGAGTATTAAGGTTTTGGGGTGCAGACCTTTTCTCTTAAAAGGGATGCTGACTTGGTTCTTGGTCAATCAAGAACAGTATGTTATAAAGATTATATGAAGAAGACCTCAGCATTAGCTGTAGATATAAACCCTAAAGCAAAGATACTTGTAGATACTTTAGTATCCACTGGTTGCACTATTAAAGAGGCATCTAAAGTGGCAGGATATAAAGGTAATTCAGCTAGGGTAAGTGCCTCCAAGATGCTACAGAAACCAGAAGTACAGAAGTACATGATGCAGAGGATTAATCAAACACTAGGATTATCTTCAGCTAAGGCTGTTCATAAGTTAATGTCTCTGTCCTCAGGGGCTAAGTCAGAGTACGTACAGCTTGAAGCTTCCAAAGACATACTAGATAGGGCAGGATTCAAAGCTCCAGACAAACACCAGCACCTGGTAGCAGGAGACTTTAAGGTAACTATAGACTTGGGGTAGGAAATTAACAGAGACATTATCTATCAAGGGGGTAGGGTTAAAAAACTCATAAGCTCATAGACAACAGGTGTTCCCCTCGCATTATTTTCCCTCAAAGTATTTTCATTCCCCAATAAGGTATGGTATAAAAAGGTATGAAAAGCTTAATTAAAAAACAGGTAGAGTTTTATAAGAACAATCCAGGCAATCTAGCATTGGATGTAGTTTCTTTAGTGCCAGCTGTAAGAGGCATAAGAACAGGATATCAAGTTTATAAGGCTGCAAAGGCATCTCATGCTATAGGAATGAATAAAGGCTCTAGTATGCTTATGAGAAACTATAAGGATGTTATTGGTCAACTAAAGGTTCATGCGAAAAAATCTGAATTAGACTTTAAAAAAATTAAAAACCCAACGAAAAATGAAAAAATTGCACAAACTATGTCTCAAAAAAATTATTATAAAGCAATGGTTCAACATGGCGAAAGAACACAAAAAGAACTTAAAGGACTATCCAGAAAAACAACTAAATTTATTTTGAAAGATCCAACTACAAGAATAGGATATGCCAATGTTATTGGTGGTGTAGGTACGTCAGCAGGACTACAAACACTTTTATCTGGAACTGCTACAGACAGATATAGAAACAGAAACAAATAATGGCTAAGAAACTTACCAAAATGGAAAAAAGAGCCAAACAAATACTGGCTAACGAAGAAAAAGAAAAACGAGCTTACCGCAATAAACGAATCAAAGAAGTTATAGAGATCAAAATGCAACGAGGACATTCATTAGAACTAGCTAGTGAAATGGCTCGTCAATTGGTAGACGGATAATGGCACTCCCACTTATTCCATTAGCACTGCGCTATGGTGTAAAAAAATTTGGACCGAAAGCACTCAAAGCCCTCAATATTGGAGCAAACGTTTCATATGGTATTGATACTGCCAAACAGATAAAAGAGGGCAAAACAGACAATCTAGAGGCATTATCAACGGTATCAGCCCTAAAGGTTAAAGCCCCAATACTTAAATTCTATGACATTGTTACCAGAGATAAGAAGTTTGGTACATCAGCTAAAACCAAATCTTATTTGTTAAGAAAGAAAAAGGTTGATGATATCAAAGACCAACGCAATGAATATGCTGTAAGAGCCACAGGTAGAAGTGCTACAGGTGGTGTTAGAAACTACAAATCGACTCAAACTCGTAGTCAAATAAGAGATAAACAAGTACAAGTTGCTAAAGTAGATGAAAATACAGGTGAAATATTTGGCGATCCAACCAAGCTATACAAAGAAAGTCGAGCTAAAACCAAATCAAAATTTTCTAAGAAAAAAGAAAGCATTGGTAAAGACGTTACCAGAAACAGAGTAGCTACCAAAACAAAAGGCGATACTGCTAGAGAGATTGAGCAGATGCGTAGTACCATTGCTGCAAGATTGGATGACAGAAAAGCTAAAGGAGACATGAAAGGCACAGTCGTATTAAGTGATAAAGATGGATTAGTTAGAAAAATATACAGCCAAGAAGCTAAGAAACGTGGTATTAGTCTTAGATTTGCTAATGTTCCTAAAGTAACCAAAGGAGATTTATCTGGACCACCTAGTGCTTTACTAGGTAAAGAATTCAGTACTGTTAAAAAAATAACAGGTGATAAAAAATTTGCTACTGAAACAGATAAATTAAGAACAATGGGACAACAATCTGCAGTACTTAGATATATTAAAAAAGGTAGAATAGCTAAACAAGATACAGCAATCTTAGGGTTTCATGAAAAAAGAAAGTCAGAATTTTTACAGTCTAATGAGGTTTATGATAAAAATAAAAACTTTTTATATACAACAAATACTAGAAAAGTTTTAACCGATAAAGGTAAATTTAAAGAGGTTAGTGATGAAGTAACCTATACACCTAGAAATATTATTGGATCAACTTACCGAAACTTAAAAAAGAAAGGATATAGTGCTAAACTGATAAGAGACGAACTTAGAACTAAGCTTAGTGGAAGACAATGAGCTATCATTCAATAGAAAAACTACGTAAATACAATCATGGAGCTATGAGTAAGCTTAGAACGGTTGTTAAGATGACACATATGAAAGACTACCCTAAGTCTGCTTTGACCGATTATGAGGCAGATAAGGTCTTAGAATCACTATCTGAACTAACATTGGAGAAGCTGTACAGACTAGCAGTCAACAATAATGTCACTCAACTATAAGCCAGACGGCGAAGTACTTAAACAATTCATGAAAGATGATACGTTCTTCAGAGCCATTCGTGGTCCTGTAGGTAGCGGTAAATCGGTTGCTTGTTGTATTGAAATCTTTCGTAGAGCATTGATGCAGGAGCCAGCAGAAGATGGTATTAGACATTCCAGATGGGCTGTCATACGTAATACCAACCCTCAATTAAAAACAACTACAATAAAAACTTGGATTGACTGGTTTCCAGAAGAAGAATGGGGCAAGTTTAATTACAGTGTTCCCTATACACATCGTATAAAAAAGGGTGATATTGACCTAGAAGTTATATTTCTAGCCCTAGATAGACCAGATGATGTTAAGAAACTACTATCATTAGAGTTAACAGGAGTATGGATCAATGAAGCTAGAGAGATACCTAAGTCAATTGTTGATGCATGTACTATGCGTGTTGGACGTTATCCTAGTATGCGTGATGGTGGTCCTACTTGGTATGGTGTGATATGCGATACTAACCCTCCTGATACTGACCATTGGTGGTCAATCCTATCAGGTGAAGCAATGCTTCCTGATTACATAACCAAGCAAGAAGCTAAGATGCTAGTCAAACCTGACAACTGGATATTTTTTAATCAGCCACCAGCATTGATAGAAGATTACAACAAAGACAAGGAACTAGAGGGATATAAAGACAATCCAAAAAAAGAAAATGGTAAGAATTTAACCAAGAATTATTACGAAAGTATTATCAGAGGTAAGTCTAAATCATGGATTGATGTCTATGTTTTGAATAAATTAGGACAAATTGAAGACGGTAAACCTGTATATGAGATGTTTAGGAAAGATGTACACGTTGCTAAAGGCGATGTAGCTATACTTCCAGATGCACCAATCTATGTAGGAATAGACTTTGGATTAACACCAGCATGTGTATTTGGCATGAAAATACGTAACCGATGGGTAATTATTGATGAATTAGTAGCAGAAGATATGGGTATTGTTAGGTTTTCTGATGTCATGAAACAGAAAATGGCAGAGTATTTACCTAGAAACTTTATAGTATTTGGTGATCCAGCAGGTGACCATAGGGTACAAACCGATGAATCTACCCCATTTCAGATACTTAGAGGGCGCGGAATCAATGCAAGACCAGCTCCAAGTAATGATGTAGCCCTAAGATTAGAAAGTGTTAATGCCACTTTATCAAGAATGGTAGATGGAGAATCAGGAATATTGTTAGATCCGAAGTGTATTAACTTGATTAAAGGGTTTGATGGGGGTTATCATTACAGGAGAATGCAAGTATCTGGAGAAAGGTACGATGAGAAACCAAATAAAAATAGGTTTTCTCATATACACGATGCTTTGCAATATATGCTTTTAGGAGCAGGTGAGGGTAGAAGTTTGACTATTGGAAATAAAGTTAATAAACCAGTAGTAGCTAAAAAGAATTTTAATGTATTTGATTTAAAACCTAAATCAATTTACGACAGGAGAAGATAATATGTGTCCACCAAGCGGAGGCGGAGGAACACCGCCACCAGATCCAGGCGAAGAAGCTAGAAAAAAATTAGCTATTAAACGTGAGCAAGATGAAGCTACACGTCTTAAAGAACAAGCTTATGAAGATAGAGTTGCATCTGTTTATGGTAGACGTGGCAGACGTTCACTTTTAGCAGGTTCTAAAGGCGGTAGAGGATTCGAACTCGATAGAGGTTTGATGAGTAAAGATACACTCGGAGCATAATGGTTATAGAAGCAAAGATTGAACCGCAGGTTAATCTGAATGATTCGCCTACTAAACAGCTTTTGAAAAGATATGAACATGCTTTGCAAGTCAAAGACCAATGGAAAAGTATCTTTGAAGAATGCTATGAGTATGCATTACCTCAAAATGAAAGCTTTTATACTGAACAGCCAGGCAGAAGAAGAACTGAAAAGATATTCGATGAAACTGCTGTAGTAGGGGTTCAAGAGTTTGCATCACGATTACAGTCAGGAATCGTCCCTAATTACGCAAGATGGGCTGATTTTGTAGCTGGTAGTGAAGTACCCAAAGAAGAACAAAAAGAGGTAAATCTCGTACTTGACGAGGTTACAGAGTATGTATTTGAGATATTACAGAACTCTAACTTCTCTCAAGAGATACATGAATCATTTCTAGACATAGCATTAGGTACAGGAGTACTGCTTGTTGAGGAGGGAGATGCTATAAATCCTATTAGATTCAAAGCAATACCACTACCTCATGTATGTATGACATCTGGACACGATGATAAAGTCGATCATGTGTTTAGAAAACGTATGATTCGTATGAAAGAATTACCTGTTGCCTATCCAAATTCAGAGTATTCAGAAAAAATGATGATGGATATGCAAAAGAATCCTGAAAAAGAATGTGAAGTAATAGAGATTGTATACAGAAATTACTACAACATGAAAGAAGAAGAGTACAAATTTTGTGCTATTGCTAAGGAACATGAGCATAAATTACATGAAGAAACATTTAAAGGACTAGGTTCTAACCCATTTATTGTATACAGATGGTCTAAATGTGCTGGTGAAGTATATGGTCGTGGACCATTGATGTTAGCCCTGCCAGCAATTAAAACAGCTAACTTAACTGTAGAATTAATACTAGAAAATGCACAAATGTCTATATCTGGTATGTATCAGGTAGAAGATGATGGGGTAATTAATGTTGATAACATTGCACTAATTCCAGGAACAATCATACCGAAAGCTCCAGGATCTGCAGGATTACAGCCAGTAGGACCAGCAGGTAACTTTAATGTATCTGATTTGGTACTACGTGATATGCGTACTAATATTAAAAAAGCCTTATACAACGACATGTTAGGCAATCCTAATGAGAAAACACCTATGTCTGCAACAGAAGTTGCGGAAAGACAAGCTGATTTATCACGTCAAATAGGCGCAGCATTTGGTAGATTACAATCAGAAATGGTTGCACCAGTGCTTCAAAGAGTAGTTTATATACTTAAAAAGCAAGGAAGAATTAAAATACCTAAAGTTAATGGCAGAGAAGTTAAGATTCAATCATCTAGCCCATTAGCACAAGCACAACATCAGCAAGATGTAGCAACAGTAGACAGATTTTTAGCAATGATACAAGGCAGAGTTGGTCCAGAGTTAGCCAATATATTGGTTAAACAAGACGAAGTCGCTAAGTTTGTAGCTAAAAAGCTAGGCATTCCTGAGAATTTAATTAGATCGCAGGAAGAAATGCAACAATTTGCTCAACAAATGCAGCAAATGATGCAACAACAACAAATGCAGGAGCCTCAAACTCCTGAAGAATAGGAGGTAACTATGCCATACGGTAAAGGTACTTACGGTTCTAAGGTAGGCAGACCGCCAAAAAATAATAAAAATGGCAATAAATCTGCAAAAAAACCTATGAACAAAAAAAATAAAAAAACATAAGGAGTCAAAATGACAGA